CCGGAGAATCGATGGCGCACGATGGTCATAGACCCCGGTGGTTCCAGCCCGAAGGACGGAGACCCGACAGGCGTTACGGTTGTTGATACCGACGAGAACGGGATTCTATATCTCGTCCACGCCGATGAATATAGATTTACCCCGATGGAACTTATTGACAAGATAGATGCGTGGAAGAAGATGTATGCCCCCGACGACATACGGATTGAGAAGGAAAAGTATTCCACGACGATTGCCGACATGTTCGTTCACAAGTTCCCACTTCTTAATGTTTCATACGTCGAGCATAAGGGGCGCGATAAGGAACAGAGGATTTGGAGACTGAAACAATGGTTCGAGAACAAGCGGATTCTAATTGGGCGAAACATGAATACCTTCAGGCAACAGCTTCTTGAATATCCATCGTCTAAACATGACGATATGTTGGATTCGCTGAGTTACCATCTTGACGTAAGGCGCACTCCCGCCCGCAGGAGGAAACTATATCTGCCTTCTGGCAAAGAATTTAATCCGAAGATAGCGGTGGACTTCGAGGATGAAATGGACAAGGTTATTTATAATCGGGATTCAAAGAACAACGAGGAGGCGAGATTCAATGATACGATTTATTAGAAGGATTAAGGCACGGCAGATTCTCACGATTAAACTGCTTGAAGAAATTGCTAATGGACTACTCACGATTGCCCATAACCAGGAACGGCAGATTACGGCTGAAGAAAATTTCGTTAATGTTATCTCGAACTTCTTTGCGTTTGAGAAAAGGACAAGGTTAGAAAAAGTACGCAAGGAACAAGAAGAAGAAACGAAACGAATGGGAACCGACGCCGATAAACTTTATTAAGGACTGACGATATGCCTGAAAATAATAATATCCTTAAAAAAGAAGAAGAGTTAAAGTTCATAGATTTTATTGAGAAACAGGTAAAAGAACATCCGGTTGTTAAGGAACACCATGTGCGCTGGAAGGAACTTATTGAGTGGGAAAATGGAGACCAGTTCTCCGAGTGGAATGAAACGACCCACAAGATGTCTCCGGTTAAGTTGACGAAACGGGTTAAACGCGTTGTCGTGAATCTTATGAAACCACTCACCGAAGCCATCGAGGGTAAGATTAACTTCACGTCCATGCTGGCCGGGATGCCGAACTCTTCCGACATGAACGACATCGCCGCAAGTAAGATTGCAACCAACCTTCTCGGCCATAATGATTATGTCAACAATAACGAGAATCTTAACGAAGAGATTAAATATGACCTTATCAGGACTGGAAATGCGTGGAGGAAATGGACGTGGGACAAGGAAGCTGTCGCCTATACGAAAAAAGAGGAAAAAGATGGCGATACCTTAACGACAAAACCCTCGCAAATAAAGGGAGACGTTGTCGGTGTTGTCCCGTCCGTGTTCAATATCCGCCCAGACCCTACGGCAAAGAATCGTGACGAGATGCGTTGGCTCATAGAGATCGCCGAAGTCACGGAACAGTCCATTCTTGATAACTTCGACATCAAGAAAGAAGAACTTGATGCCGCCACCGGAGAATCCAAGAGTCCCGACGATAAATATGCCGGGATGTATGAGAAAACCGATGAAAAAGACAAGGACGAACTGACCCATATTGTTAAGTATTACTGGGAAAAGTCATCGAAGAAATACCCGGAAGGGCGACACATCATTTGCGTAGGGAGGCTGATTTTGTGGAAGGGTGCGAATCCGTGCTTAGGTGAAATCCCCTACTTTCATTATGGTTATAAGCGATATGGGAACAGTTTGTGGCATACGGGGCCACTTCACCATGTCCAACCGATACAGCGCGAATATAACCGCATGGTTTCCATCATAAGCGAACACATTGAGAGTTGGAAGCCGAAGGTTCTTGCGGGGCCGGGGGCGATTATCAAGGAGGGGGCATATACGACTGATAATTGCGAGATAGTTGAGGTAGATTTCACCAAAGGGGAACCTAGACCCATGAACGTCCCCGAATTGTCAAGTCAGGTTCTGGCACACCGCGACTTTCTGGCCAACGCCCTGAACACGGTTGCTAATGTCCATGAAGTTTCCTACTCACAACTTCCCGAACACGCCACACGCGCACCCGCGTCACTATATTCCATGATGCTTGAACAGGAAAACCTGAAAATAGACCCGATGATTAAGCGAATCAACAAATCGCTTATTGAGGAGGGGCGATTTAGGCTTCGACTCATGGAGAAGTATTACAAAACAGACCGATTGGTTAAAATCGTCGGGAAAGCCAACGAAGCCAGTATATCTTACTTCAAGGGAGCCGACCTAAAGGGGAATACCGATGTTAAATTGTCCGTGGGGGTATCCATCCATCAGTCAAAGGTGGTTCAACAGAGGCTATTACTTGAACTTAAACAGCAAGGAGCCCCAATCGACTGGAATAAAATCTTCAAACTCATCGGAGAGGGAGACATTGAACAAGAACTCAGGGGAGACATCGCAGATGAAACAAAAGCACAACGTGAAAACCAGTCCTTTATCCACGACGACTACGGAAAAACCCCAGACAAGGGTGGGGTTTCCGTTTACATCCATGACAACCATGAACTCCACATGGATTACCACACCAACCTGCGGAAAACAGAAGAAGCGCAAGGATGGGCCGCAGATAAATTGGCGGCTCTCGATGCCCACGTCGATGAACACTTTCAATACATCTTGGCACTTAAACAAACCCAAGCAGAAACGGGGGCGGTAGGCGGAGGTGGAGTTTCACCAACCGGTGAAACCGCACCCGGAACACCCCCTGGCCCAGGTCTTGAAGGAGGCCAGTCGCCCGAATCGGGAATGACCGAGGGCGCGGCTACCATATAGGATAGGAGATTTTATATTATGTCAGAAGCGAAAGACCAACCGAAGCAGGAAGCAACGGAGTCTAAAAAGGAAGTCGGTTATTCCGACGGGTTTGGTGAAGCCTGGGAACGTTTCGTAACTGTCCCGGAATCCGAAACCAAACCTGAACAGAAGGCCGAGGCGAAGGGTGAAGAAACACCGTGCGATTCACCGCCATGTATTGAAGCGAGGAGGGCCAAAGAACAGGAGGGGAGAAAACCCATTGGGGTTCTTAAGGTTCAGGGCAAGGAGGTTCCCTACTATTCTAATCAGGAACTTATCGACTTGGCGCAGATGGGGGTAGATTATACCAAGAAGCGTCAGGCCGATAGTGCAGACAGGCAGAAGTGGGAAGGTGAATTTCAGACAAAGCATGACGAGCTTGACGGGATTGCCGAGAAGTTTAATAAGATCATGGCAACACTCAAGCCGGGAGAGGCGATCCCCGGAATGGGAACATCCAAACAGGTCGAACCGGAACCCGTCAGCAAAAAGTCTATCTACGAGGAGTATGGGATAGACCCCGAATATGCAGACGAATACCAGAAGAAGATGATTAACGACGTTGTTGAATTGAAGAAAAAAGAAAGTCTGTATGACGCTAAATTACAGCGATTAGAAAACATGACGAATATGGCAATCCTCAAGGAAAGCATGGGCAAACTTGGGGAGGTTATAAAACAGGCAAGGACGGAGTTTCCCATTGACGAAATCATGTCAGAGGACGGCTCCGAGAATTTAACGATGAAACAGTTCGTCGCTCTATTGAAGGCGAAGGATGAGGTCGCGCGGGGTCGTGGTCAAACGATTGACATTAACGAAATCGCACGAGAAACCATCCGAGATATGCACTATATCCAAGGTAAGGCGAAACAAACCGCCGCGCCAGATATATCAAACGAGATGAACGAGGACGAGTTTATGGCGAAGTACCCGGATTTGGCTAAAAGATTGACCGCGAAAATAGGCACTAAGGCTGTTGCCGAACACGAGGTCGAAGATGCCAAGTTACCGCCTTCGCTGGAAACGAAACGCCGGGAAGTTGATTTATCCGGCGTAAACACGAAGAAACCAGAAACTACAAGCGACTGGATCGATAAGGGTTTTGAAGACCCCGAGGTTCTAGCCGCTTTTAGAGGAGATTAAAAATGGCTAGCAATCCAGCCACCTTTTCAAGCACGGGGTTTGACAAGTTTTTTCTTGAGTATGTAAGACCGGGTTTGGAAAAGGGGTTCTATACGAATTCTAAACTTTATGACAGGTTTAAGACCGACACCGAAACCTGTCTTGGTAAGTATGGTGTCACGAAAGTTGAAACGGTAAATGCCGGATCATTCAGGCCAGCGGGTACAACGGCGTATCCTACGGCACAGAATCCTGTATTTGATGAGTTCCATTATTATATGAAACGGCTCTATGGCCGCCTTGATTTCGACGGGCTTTTGGTTGCCTGTTCGGGTGGGGCTGGAGCAGTTAAGGAACTCGTTAAGACCACGACCGCATCTCTGATGAATTTTATTCCGAGGAAACTCAATAAGGTTTATTGGGGTGATGGGTCGGGTCGACTTGCTTGTCTTGCGGGTGATGTGACTGTCGATGGCGGTGGCACGGGTTGGGGACTTTTTGGTATTGATAGCAATGGTTATTCTAACCCCTCTCAATACCTTTTCGCGAATCAACAGATTATCAGTTATACTGCCGCCGCCGGCGCAGAATATACCAATAGTACAATTACCGCTATCAGCAAGGGTGGGGCAGGAACCGATACCCTGACCATTACGGACGCCGCCGCCGCAACGGGTGTTGATGGTTCATTAATCATGGACTATGACACTTATTGTACAGCCGAAGCCGCCGGGACTGGCGTTCCGATGGGGATCGCGGGGATTATCTCATCGGCAAATCAGACCTGTGGTGTTACGGGAACTTTGCTCTGGCAGGGCGTGAACCGAGCCACGGCGGGGAATGAGTGGGCGCAGGGACAGGTATTCGGGATGGGCTCTGGCACACTTACCGCACCGGCAGTCGTTACCGAAGAAAGGATGCTTCAGGTAATTCAGTCGCTTGAAAACTGGGGGACGGTCAAGGTTATTATTACCAACCCCTTCATTTGGAGAGCATTGTTTGGTATCCTGAAGGCTGATAAGACCATGCCGAATGACCCCGGTTATTGGGGTGGTTTAACGGGCATGAAGTTCTATGCGGGCAGGTCGAATGGAATCCCGATTGTTTGGGACGAGGATTGTCCTGATGGTCGGATGTACTTCATTGACGACAGCACGATTAGAATTAGTGCGCCGGTTAAGAATGGGCTTACCTTTGAACCCGGCAGTTCTGGTCATATCCTCACGAAACAGGAAGGGTATGACATCTATAGTGCCAATTTGAAGATGTATTATAATATGACTTGCGTTAAGCCGCAGGCCAATGGGTTGTTAAGGTATGTCAAACACGCGAGTGCGTAAGTATTAACAATGACAAGACTGGAAGGGGAAGTGAACTCCACGCTTCCCCCTCCTTTTATCTCAAAGGAGAATTAACATGGCTTATCTAAAAGGTCCGCGTACATCAGATGGGTATATTAATGTTAATGAACCCGTCAATTTTCAGAAGGGTGTTCTATTTGAGAATACCCTGAGTGCCGAAAACCCCATTGGCGACACTCACTTTGTTAGGAACAATGGAAACGACGGCAACAATGGGATTTCGGTAGATAACTGTTTCAAGACACTTGCCAAGGCCGTTTCCGTTGCGGCGGCATGGGATAGGATTATCTTCCTTCCAGCCACGGATAGTTCTGCGTATATGGTAGAGGCTGTTCAGGGAACGGATGATGCGAACATCCCGATTACTATTTCTGCCGCACAACAGGGATTAAAGATTTTGGGACCGTTGAACATGACTCAATGGGGTTCTCCCGCTCTCCACACGCACGTAGCCGGAACTGCTCTGATTCTTGTTGATGCAAACCAAGTTGAAATTGGGGGGATTGCGTTCCACATTCAGGCGGCAAGTGGTGGGATTGAGTTTGGTTCTTCGGCAAATATTTGGAGGCCATATCTTCATGATTGTTACTTTGGAGGGAACGGTAACGCACTTTTCGGCGCAATCGTTGGAAACACTACGGGTTCTGGCCTTGGTGGATACCATCGTGGATATCCAAATACTATAGATGCTCCGTGTGCTTTGGTTGAAAGATGCACGTTCATGCACATCAATGGTCCAGGACTCTTCTTTAATGCCGGATATGGCAGTACGGTCAAGGATTGCGTCTTTGCCGTCTCTGCAAGTGCGTCTGGAATCCAATACTATACAGACGGTACAAGCAGGCCATTTGCGTTCATTCTGAACAATAAGTTCACGGCCGTTAGCA